CGTCCCGTTCTTTGCCAGCGTAAACCTTAGCTTTTTAGCAGCAGCGACCCCAACGCTTACCGAAATAGTACATGCCACATGACTATGGATATCAGGAGCCCCGGTGTATGTCAGCCTGCCACCAGTAGTAACGGTAAACCGATTTGCATTTGTAATCAGCCCTCCGGCATTCCAGTTTGACACGTAATATGTCCCCTCGTCTGCAAGGGCCGTGGCGCCTGGAGTCCCCCCTTGGTACACTCCACCGTATGCCGGATGAAGGCTTTCCATTAAATCGCGCAAGTCTTGTGCGCTGACACCCCCCGCAACACCACTCGCAAAAAGAACCGCTATCTCAGCTTTTGTTCGCGCTGTATCTGCCATTATGTAAACTCGCTTGTAAATTCGCTTGAGAACTCAGATCCAAGCCCAGTTGATTGATCGGAAAGTACATTTACCGTTTCTCCGCTCTGGAATGTTCCCGATATCCCGGAAACAATCATCGCGACAACGGCATCACCACCAGCAAACGTGCCTGACGTTACAGACACACTCACAACATATCCTGACGCACCTGACGTTACTCCCTGCACCAAATCTCCAGATGACGGGGTTATCCCATTTCCAGTAGTTACGTTAAACGTCCAATACGACGCATCGGATGGCGCTGGCTTCCCGTCATATCTCTCCAGACCGTCAACCCTCTGAAGTCTTCCATTCTGATCTACCTCATAATTCTTTGTGAAAGTCTGACGGCCAGGATCAATCGTCAGCGCCGGGGTCATGAGGTCTTCACCGCCCTGTATCGCAAAGTAAAAAATATCTCTCATGCGAGCGTTTCCGCCTCTTCTGACATCCAGAGCTGATCCATTTCTAACGTAAACAAAGATTTTAAAAATTCTTTCTCAGCATGAGAGTATAGGTAGGTGGCTTCCTCAGACGCTGCAAAAAACATTAGTGCCCGCCAAACGATAGCCATATGAAATTGATCTGGGAAATTAGGCTCTCCTGTGTTTCCACTCATCACTTCCGGGACTTTCCAGTACTCTCCAACAATCGTATATTCGTCGTCAGGGACAGCCCATAAACTTAACGACTTGTCCGGCTTTACCGCAAACTCTGTTGGTCGGCCCTCGACAGATCTGTTTGCGCCGAGAAGACGAGAGTCGCGGAAAAATGACCAATCATAGCAATCAAGCCATTGTTCGTCAGTTACGGTGTCAAGATAGCAGCGGAATGAGTCTTTCTTCCACTCGTTCAAATCAGATAACCCGGCAGCCGTAGGCGTATATGTCGCAGCACTCTCTATAGTATTGAACGTAAAATCAGTCCGCAAAAAATCCCATCTGGAATGACGCCGCTGAATATCTTCATATGCTGAGTCTATCCAGTTGACGCCTTTTGCAGCCATTCCGGTTTGTCCGACAGTGGTCGTATAGGTGCCCTGTACTCCGGCCTCTTGCCTCCACCTATTCGCAAGCTCTAGGCGGTTCATACCTCAGCTAACACCCGCTGCAACCAAACATGACCGTCTGGGTTACGATCCCGCATTTCAAACGGGTACTTCAGTACTGGGGCCTTAATTATTCTGGTTGAGTCATTGCCGGAGGCGTCGGTGTATTTGTTGGTTGTGATGTTGTCACGCTTTGCCCGGGCAAGGACTTCGACATATTTACGCTTTACATTCTGCCAGACTCCGCGTCTGATCATCTGCGTCCGGCCGTTGTTCTTCACATCAATAAACTGTTCTTCGTTGACTCCGCCGGTGTCGGCAATTCGCACCTGAACAACCTCTTCCATAAAGGATTCCATCTCTGCTTTGCTTTCCCAGTGCGGGGTGTCAACAGTTTCGATCTCGTCAACAAGCTCTCCTACTGGTCCACAGGCCGGTAGGTCAAAAACTTGTTCTTGACCCACCTTTTCTTCCTGAGTGTTAATACTTCTTCGTGCCATAAAATTACCTCCTTTGAAAAAGCCCCTCCGAAGAGGGGCTAATTGTTTATTATGATGTCTGCGGGCGGTCAGGCAAGGCCATGATTGACACGAATGTATTGTCGTGTGCAGTAGAAGCCGAGTTCTGAGCCCCAGTTGCCGTAGTATTGCTTGACCCGAACACATACGAGGCACCACTGGTGTAGTCAGTCGCGACCTTAACAACAACATAACCGAACGGGCAAAAGTCTTCTGGCATCGCCGGGAACTGGGGAGGATTGATAAAAGAGCCGGGAGTATAAGCGGCAGTGTTTGCGTCCAACGCCGAAGCTGGGCCTTGGCACATGCGAAGCGTGGTCGATTCCGAAGATGTCGCGCCGACCAGAATCACGGCGCCATAGCCAGCCGCGATACCGGCCAAAGTTTCGTCAGTAACCAAGTCAGTAATGCTCGGCTGTACGGCTGAAACGGCGGCCTGCGTGTATGCTTTGCCACGGATGCAATACGGCCCAACAGCGCCCAAAGTTAAAGTTGTAGTGGCCCCTGACGCCAAGGCGGTGTCCAGGGGAATCATGGTAAGTCCTGCGGATGTTTCTTTCATGGTAGTTCCTTATTTTTCAACAAATTTTTCGAAGACGGTAATCTGGTCACTCGTTAGCTTCCCGGCTTCATCAAGTCGTTTCAACTCTTTTACGACCATACCGCTTACTGTTTCGCCCAGGTCAATGTCAACCTCGATGTCGGCATTATCCCAGACGGTTTGTCTCGCGTCGCCCTCACCAACAACACGAAAGTTAAGAACTTTATTTTCCTCTTCCGTGAAACTCAACGACTCTTTAGCCTTGCGAATCAGTTTCAGATTTAAAAAATTCCCTTCTTTTGGGATGAGAGACTGCACAATAATTCTTTCCAACACTGTCAACTTCATTGATACCTCCTGAAAGTATCCATGGTAAAAACCCACGGGAAGACCGGCCAGGAACCGGCTTTCACGCTCAGAGTCGCTATCCCGTGGGAACTTATCACTTTGCCTTTACCTTCTTAGAAACCACAACTTCAGCCGGGCTTTTTTTGTTTGTCACGGTTTCAGTAATCATCTCTGATTTAGTATTTGCCATAGGGATTCTCCTATGCGCCGGTTTCGGTTAACATGATGTAATATGCCACACCATCAATCAGAATACGCAGTGCATGAGATGCAGCTGTTGCCGTGTTTGCCTGAAAGATTTTTCCAGACGTTGCAGCGCCAACCCCAGTAAAATTGAAGATAAAGCCGTCGTCTCGGAACTCTGCCACACCAGCACCCCAGGCATTACCAGTCATGAATGCAACCGGGACAGAAGTTCCCCAACCTGCACAACTGGCAGGTGCATTCAGCTCCGCCTCGAAACAGCAATACGACCCGTTACCAAGCGTAACACCTGCCATGTCCAACTCACCACAAACAGCTCCGGCAAGACCGGTCACAAACCCGGCAGATGAAAAATCAATCTTACCGAGAATCGCATTGGCCCAGTTGCCGACCTGAACATTAGATGTCAGAACAGACCGGAACGCTTCTGCGGTGTTGACTGCCGAAGCGCCAGTTAAGGTCTGCAAAACCTCAGCCGTCATCAAATTGGTCGCCGTTGCAGTTGCCGACGTCCTGGTAAACACCACTTTGTCATCACTTGCATCCCAACGCATCGAACATCCAGCCGTTGCACCATAGGCAAGAATGTCACCAGCTGCCGTTCCTGACACGCCGACCTGAATAGCGGCAGTTGAGCATGACCCGGTAATAGAAACGCCGGTTGCTGTCGCGCCGGTGATAGCTACACCAGCGGTTGTCTGCGCCCCAATCGTTACGCCAACGGTATGATTCCCGCTGATATTAACACCCGCCGCGCTACCTGTACCAGCCAACGAAATAGCATTAGAGCCACTAAAAGCGCTTGTAATTGCGATGCCGGTTGTGCCGTCAGCTGCAATTGTTAACGCCGTGGTAAACGCTTCGTCAACATATAGAGGGTAGGCGTCTGTAGATCCAGCCACCCTCTCAAGTAATTCAGAAAGGGCTTTCCTGGCGTTCGGATCAAAAACTTTGTTAATGTACGCACTTGTGTCATTACCCATAATCAATCTCCTTTGTAGTTAATGTTTCTCCTACTCCAGGAGATCGCTCACGGCCACTTCGCCAACAGCCATCCAGCCATTATTCAAAACCCCAGCTGCGTGCCAAAACTTGGCGCCGACATAACCACGCTGGCCTCCCGGGTCTGATTTATCTTTCATGGAAGGCGGCAGCCAAATCGGTTCAAGTGCTTCACGACCCCTGAGATGTACCTGCGCAAATGCCTCTTTTGCCATGACAATCACTGGGTAAACATCGGCATTCGACCCGGTGGTTGACAGCAATCCCAGGCCAGAAACCAACGCCCCGGCATCTTCAACAGGGTTCAAATCAGCAGACACAATAAACCGTACATTCTGCCAAGTGCCAAGCTCGTGCTCGGAAATAACCTGCTTCTGGCCATACCGTGCAGTTTCGACAAATCCAGGAAGAGCCCGGATATCCTGCGAGCAATCTGTGTGGCAATATGCCACATATGATGCTTCAACGGCAGACGTACCGTAATTGACAGATGGGCCGATTTCAGGGCGAAGGACTTTTCCGTGATTGGCGTTCAAGCTTCTGGTAATCCGCTGCATAAACTTTTCAGTGATCTTGCCATCAACGGTGGCGCGGGTGGTGCCGCCAGAATAAAACTTGTTTGTGCAAGCTTTCATTTCGCCATAGATTGCCATTTCACGAACCAACCCCATCCGTTCGCCGGTCTGTTCTTTCATGGCTTCAGCGACATCATCCTCGTACAAATCGTACATCTTGTCGGTGAACGCATAGAGCGCCATGTACTGTTTGAGCGTGAATGTCACATCCCTGGGAGTGATGGTGTCAGGGGCTGGGGTTACTCCCTCCTGTGTAATATGAGCCGCAGCGTCAACACTAAAAGTGTTGGGAGCCGCAGCGGTCCCGCCATACGGAACCCAGGAGCGGACGATAAGAGTTTCGCTTTTGTTTTTGGGCATCTTCAGGCCCTTACATGCGGCCGTCAAAACCTCAGTCGGTTCTGCATGACCAATGATTTCACCGGCCAGCTTGTTAATCCTTGCTGTGCTTGTTGCATAATTCTGCATCTTGTTACCTCATTAATCCCAATCTCCGCCTGGCAGCCTTCCTTCCTTCTTCAAATGCCGCCTCGTCGGTTATGGTTTCTTTTGTTGGAGCTGGGGCGCCTGTTGGTACAATGGCTCTCTCCAGCCGTTCTTTTGTCTTCCCTTTCTTTCGCCAAGTGTCGAAATCATCCAGCGCCTTGGCTACAAACAATCCATCAACGCTGGTCTTAATTTCTTTTTGGCGGTCTGTCGGCAATGTCCCGAACCACAAATCATATTCGGGGCTCTGCCTTTTTTCTTGCCAATCCGGATGACGTAGAGACAGCAACTTAGTTTCAAAGCTCCGAGAAAGTTTTGACTCTCTCTCCTCCATCGCTTGCGAGATCCTGCTTTCTAGTTCTGTCGAATCAAACGACTCACCACCAGGTAGATTCCCAAGGTCGTCAGCAAGTGCCGCTGCAAATTCGTCCCCGGCTTCAGCGCTGATTCTCTTCAGGCTTTCTTTTGTGATTCTTCCAGGTCTTCCTTCGGAAAGTTTTTTCAACTCTCTGTGCAGTTCACCAAACTTCCCGTGCAACTTGCGGGTCTCGCCATCAAACCTTTCCTGTAAATCGTCAAACCGGTTGGCCTTTGACAATACCGCTGCCAGCTCTTCCTCAGTCAACCCGGCGATAAGTTTGGCGGGTGGCGCTTCTTCTTCGCCAGCGGCCTTATCTTCCTTATCTTCTTTAATCAGATCAGCCTCTTCCTTCTGGGCTTCTCCACGAGCTGCTGCCCTTCCTGCCTCAAACTGCTCTTCCTGTTCTTCGATTGTCGCTTCTTTTTCATCTTCCATTTTTGATCCTCTGGCGGACTATTGTCGGCCTTGGTTACATCTCGTCTGGGGCTTGCGCCGTAGACTCTAAATTAATGAGGCCCTTTGCCTCAGCTATCCTACCCCTCACCCTTGCCGTTTCAATCTCATCTAGAAACCCGTCATTGGCAGTTCTCAAACCGGTAATGCGGGCCTCTAAATGTTCTTTTATTTTACGCCATAGCGGAGAGGTTCTTTCTTCAACAGTCAAATTCATAGTTCGTAGCTCTGTGTGTCGGGTGCCCTGCCTGACGGCTCGCTTGGCGGAACTCCTGTTTCCGTCTTGGCCCTAGTCATACTGGCAACACGCTCCTGGTTCTTAGCCGCTAACGCCTTTTCTGACAGGGCTTGCTGAACATTTAGCTTCATGCTGGTATCAGCAAGTTTTGCCTTCAGCTCGTCTAGCGCAATACCCTGAGAAACGCTGAACTCCATGACCTTCATTTCATATTCCATCTGCTTCATCGCCAGATCGTGCTGTCTTTGCTTTTCAGCGTCTTCGATTTTGGCGGTCAACTTTCCGGTTTCAATCTCCCTTTTCAACTGTAGTTCATCTATGTCTGACTGTTGGGTCAGCTGCGCTTTCTGCATGTCACCGTCAGCCCTAATTTTTGCGACTTCCAATTGCCCGGCAACACGAGGATCAATCTGAGGCTGTTTCGCCTTCAGCTCCTCTCTCTTTTGACGTTCTTCATCGCTGTATTGCACTGACTCAGGGTCAATCTTCTGAGCTCTTAAAACCTCTACGATCCATTTTTTCGGATCAATGTCAAAATCAGGATCTTTCACAACAGCAGCCATTTGCATGAGTGCCTGGTTTGTAGCGTCACGCTCAAACAAAACAGATGATCCCCTTGCGTCAATTACTGCATCTCCCCTGCTTCCCTCATAAATCATTAGCCACTCATAATAACGAGCTATGTGTGGCTCCGTGATCAGGTCATCAAATAATTTTGCTATCCTGCGCTGGACAGTGCCGCCGTTTTGCTGGAGTATCTGCATCCCACCAACAGTCTCAGTGGCCGATCCCTGTTGCCCCTGCATCAGCAATGGCATTGACGTTAATCTTTCTGCCAGGTCTAGCGCGTATTGTATAATCGATGCGAACTTATCTTGGTGGTTTGGGATTTCAACAAAATGAACCATGTCCCGAACGCTTCTTGTCTCCGTAGCATCTACAAAAAAAGTCTTATCGGGTATCAGTGAATAATCCCCGCTGGACGGAGTAACACCATTAAGCCTAAAAAATTTAATCGGGCCAGCAGACAGTCCAGCGTTATCTAGCATTTTGCGTGTTGCAGCCGTTATAATCCTCTGGGGTGTCCGAACTTGCCGTGCAACTCCGGACCCGGCCCATGAACCTGTTTTGCGCTGCCATACCAACACATCATACGGGAATTCTCCGGAATCAATCGGCGACATTGCCGCCTTTATCACTCTGTCGTTAACCATCGTGATAATCGCTGGCACTTCCTCTTTTTCACACTCGCAACCGGCAGATTCTAACTCCTCTTTTTCTAGGAGCCCGTTGTAATACCAGACCTCAAAAAGTTTTTTCTTCTCTTCTCCAGGCTCATCTGTGCTGCCATTTGGCCCTTCTTTTATACATTTGTCGATCTGCTCGTCTAGGTAATCACCGCCCCGCAAATCCATTAATTGTTTTTTACTTAGGTAATCACGCTCCCAGATGTACGATCCGTTGTGGATATTCTCGTTGCATGATGGGTCTGGGAAGAGATTAGTCGCACAAATTCTTTTAGACTTTGGCTTGATGTCACTTGCCACAACCACCTGAACAGTGCCGTCATCACTCTTAACTACCCGTTTTGTTTTACGCTGGTAAGGGATCGGTCCCTTCACAACCCCTGTCCCTATCCGTGCTGCATCCTCCAGAACCCGCCTTGACTCGGAGTGCCATTGACATTCGCATAACCAATCCCAGATTTGATCTTCGTCCTTTTGCGCTTCTTCTGCCGCTTTTGCCCGGATCAGCTTGACGACATCTTTTGCTGGAGCCCGGGAACCATCCGGGAATACCTGCGGTTCATCGCTGTTTTCGTACTCTGCCAGGTCGGCAAGAGGCGTCGGAGACAATCCGAATGGTCGGTCGTCTGTCGGGAGCAGCATGTCAGCAGCGCGAGACGACGCCAGGTCTACATACGGCTGGGTGATATTGACAAACACATTTGATTTAGTTGATGATTTGGGCGATTTGCTTGACACAGGTCTGCCGGAAGACGACGATGGTTTGGTGTATCTCTCAGCCCTGTTGCTGTCGTCGATGCCGTTGTAAAAATCGTCGTCTTCTTGCCAAATTTCCTCAATACCTGATTGCTGCCGAAAATCTACCGCCTCTTTGCGTTTAGCTGATAGAGTCTGCCCCAACGCATCCAGCCTGGAGAAATCTTCCTGCTCTCCTATGTGCCGCTCATTGTCCATCAATATTGCAACCCTAAAAGTTTAACACCTCCAGCCGCCGTCCATTTCAGCCTGATAGAACTCACCGGGTACACCTGTTGCCCGGAAAAATTAGTTGTTTTGGTTGCAATAGTTGCGTGATCACTCGCTGTCCCGTCGTACCCTATCTGTACAGTATATGTTGGCGTGCCGCTGGTTACTGTGCAACCTATCCCTAGATTAAACCCGGTGCGATTGTCCCGCTGCTCAACCATGTGTTTCCAGTCACTAACAGATTCTGCCGCCCAACCGACTGTCATTGTATCGGCTCCGATTGTGGCGGAAATTGCAATGCTGGTTACAGTCAGGAAATGCTTAGTTGACGTGACGGTCACCGCACCGTTGGGGAGTGCCAGGCCAGTCTCTGTCTGCGGATTACCTGCCGCGTCAGTCCCGGTGATGATCGCCGTTTTGGCGCTGTGGTTAGTAGAGCTGGTTTGCGTGATTGTAATCAGATGTGCCAGTGTGTCGGCAGCACCGGTTGCGACATCGGGAACCCACGGTCCCGCACCAGTCCCAACTGTTGCGGTTGCAATACCGTCTGTGTCTGCCGCTACCGATGTCGCGCTGATTTTAAATCGTTCCATTGTTTCGTCTCCAAATAAAAAAAGCCCCGTGATCCTCAATGTGAGGGTCAACGGGGCTTAAAATAGCGCGGTTGGCTTTTTCTGTCAGTGTGGCCTAGGCGAGACTGGCAGACTATGTAATCGGTTCACCTTTCGCCGCTTTTTCTGCGAGCGAGATAAACTGTTTGGCACACCGGACCAGGATTTCCAAAATAATCCTAGTATTTATAACATCTTTGCTTGTCGTCATCTATTTGTCAATGTTTTTTTGGGCAATTGTTCCAATTGACTCTTTATCCCATCATTCCCATACCAGCGTCAATTGGGTGCCATTCATCAGTGTACGGAATTTTCGCAACAGCAGACAATGATTTTCTGGCCCCCTCGCACGCATAGCGCACAGCGTCGATTACATGGTTCTGTGAGTCCCGCAGGATAGGCAGGACCCGACCGGTCAGCGGGTCTACTTTGTAACTATAGTGCGTCAGCTCCTCAATTGTGTGTTTGCAGCGCGGATGAACTACAATATCGTAACTTTTTAACCACTCGATACCGTCCTCGACGCTGCCCTTACCCTTTGCCGCCGGGGAAATTTTAGGGTAGCCATGGTTCCGCATGTAACTGATTGTTTCGGGTCTGGCACTGTCTGCCGTGATAAACCATTTTCTGGCGTCAGGCACTTGGTCAAACAGATCTGGAGTCTGATCGATCTCACACCCGATCATGTATGCCTCGTGATCGATATACAACCGTTTACCGTCAATCCTGCAACGTATCACTACAGTAGGATCAACGGCAAAACCCCAATCGGCACCTAGCCGGTATATTCCTTCTTTTGGGGACTCAAACTCTTCAATGCACCAGTTTCGAAATACACGCGCCTCACTGTTAGCCCGGTACTCCCCCTCCCAGACATGACGATATTTATCGATGTCGCGCTTGCGGTCATACTCCATTTCTTTTTTTAGGACATCTGGGAACCATGGGTTGTCAGACCAATTCGAAGACACTACTATCGACTCTGGAGGCCTATTCTTCCGAAGAAATACGTCTACTGGGTCGGTCTCCTCATTCGGATTCCATGAGAACCATATCTCAGACCCGGCTTTTCTAATTGTCGGCCGCAACAAGTCTAAGCTTCGTTGGCTGAGACTCTGAGCCTCTTCCGCCCACGCCAGGTCATAATCCTCTAACGATTTAATTGAATCGGCCGTGTGATTTTGGAGCCCCTGGAAAATTATCTGTCCACCCCCAGGGGTATGTATTTTAGACTCCTGAATCTGAAAAAGGCTACCAACATTCAACGACGCGATCTTTGATTCTAATAATTTTTTAACAGACTGATCTAGCGATTTCTGAATTTCCCTGATACACACAGCGTTTGTCTGTTGCATTAAACAACGCTCGATCAATAACTCCGCAAAAAACCAACTCTTACCGCTACCACGTCCGCCATACGCGCCCTTATACCGAGCTGGGGCTAGCAGTGGAGCAAAAACTCTAGGGGTGTCGATATCCAAACTTTTCATTTCGGGTCAACTATCCGCCTGACGATCTCAGTTAATTCTTCACCTGGTGTTGACCCAACACTGATCCCGAACGCCTCACGCTCCATACCGATAAGAGTTTTAAAAGCCCCTACCAAATCCGACACACCCTTGATCCGCTGAGGCAACGACCCGACTTTTTGCGCCACTTTTGCCAACGCTTCCATGTCCCCTTGGCCCAGGGCCAGAGTCATCTGCTCGACCAAATCTTTCCCGTCGGTGAGCCCTTCGATTTCCGCGAACAGTTTCGCGACCAGTTCGCGTTTCCTCGGGATGTCTGTCCGGTGGGCAATGATGATGTCGGCTTGAAGGGTAGCGTTGGCCTCGACAACCTCGCGCTCGGTGACCTTTGTGTCACGTGTAACCGTTGCTCGTGTAACCCTTGCTTTTGCTGCTGCTTCGATTTTCGCAGTTAGGTCACGTTCAATCCCTGCCGCCTGCCAATGTTTGTCGATGGCCGCCCTGGAAACCCCGTACTCCTCCGAGAGCTGCTTCTTAGATTTGATGCCAGCCCTCCAGTCTGGTTCCTGGGCATCCCAGTCTACTTTGTGCTTCGATGTCATATCATTAAAGCCCTCTCGACCAGACTCAGCGGATCAGCCACGAAACCCAACGATCAGGTCCAGATGCCACTCTTCTTTTTTTTCGATTTTGTGATTATCCATAGTATAATTATATTACCGCCCAACACTGACTAAATCAACCATAAATTAAGCCATTGGGTGTCTATTGCAAGAATAGCAAGAATAAAATGCACCCGTTGAGTATTTTTATTAAATAAAAAAGAGCCATAACAATCGCATAGAGGCCGACGCAAAAAAACGCGCGGCTCATGCGGAACGTTGGAATCACCATAAATCTTCTGATATGAGACATTCCGTGCCGCCTGATTTTATCTGACCGCATTCGACGGCGTGATGGTACGACTCTTTGCGTGACAGGAAGTTTCCTTTGTCGTCAAGAAATCCGCACTCTTCCTGTCCTGTGTAAATGGCGTTCAGGTCTTTCGATAGCCGTTTATAAATCTGATCGTGTCGTGCCGGTTTCGGAAGACTAATTATCATAGGACCGATTGCAAGTGCTACACACCGTATCATGTGGCCTCTCTATGACCGGATTCCAACCAGTCATTCGACCGCACAAGGGCGGTCAATTCCGCGTTCGGCGTCATAGTGGCACCGTCCTGCTTAGCGGAAATCTGTTCTTATTGACGTTCTATCTGTTCCCGCAGTATCGCGGCGTGGCCTTTATTAATAACCGAGTCAGGATCAAGGACAGACTTTAGCATTAATCCGGTCATCTCTCGTGTGTGCTTGTCACTACGGTTAAGCGCTTCACAGTTCATTTCATGCAGTTTTTTGTAATGGTCGCGCTCATGTCGTAAACTTTCTATTTCTTCCTGCATACGGATTATATCGTATGCAAAATCAACAACATTAGGGATGTATGGGGTACTTTTCATGCCCACCTCCTTGGTGGCGGCTACGCCGAACAAGTGAATACACTTGACCGGGTTGGAGCAGCGTTGTTTTTCTGCCAGCTGGTCTCCCGGCAAGTGATTTTAAGCGTTATGCTACCAAGTGCCGAAGTGCAGTTGCCAATAATCGAGCAGACAACCTGGTGTCTGCAAGTGGTTCATGCGTTGGCAGTTCAGACGGCTGGCGCTCATATGTAATCATCGGGTCCATTCCAGCCGAAAGCATGATGCTGGCAATTTCGTGGAATGGGTATGGGCCTTCCCAATTGCGGGTTTCCTTGTCCTGGGAAATGCACCGGGCAACAAACCCGGCTTCTACCGGCCAGAGGCATTCACCAGCCATAGAAATTTTCGGGTACTGTTTTTTTGCCTCCAGCCATTCGGCCCAAAAGGCGTCACGGACAGAGGCTGGTGATCTGTGGGTAATTTCCATTGCCGGGATATTGGCTTTTACCCATGCCCTGTCATCGTCGCTGCCCGCTGCCTCTTCTGTCGGACAGCAGAATCTAAACTCGTATTGCGCGGCACCGGCGATATAAACCCCACCGGCTACGGCAAACCCCTCTCCATGGAGGCCAATAGATTCAACATCAAAAATAAAAAAAGGCATAAGAAGCGGGTCAACGTTGACCGCTTGGCCCTCGGCGTTGTTGATAATTTGTTCTGTCGTCACGGCTGTACTCCTTAAATAAAAATTGGAAACAAAAAAAATGGATGCTTCATTAATTCTTGGCACAATTTCCGGCCTCAAGACTGCTGGTGACATCGCAAAGAGCTTGCTTGATCTCAAGACGGTCTCTGAGGTCAGGGGAAAAGTTATTGAACTTCAAAGTGTCATTCTTTCCGCACAAGGAAGCGCCATGGAAGCCAATGCGAGACAATCTGCGTTGATTGAGCAAATAAGCGCACTTAAAAAAGAAATCACTGACATAAAAGCATGGGAAGAAGAAAAGCAAAGATATGACTTGGTGGCTCCAATGGGTAGCGTTCTGGTTTATGCGATTAAAAAAGAGTGCGCTGGCTCCGAACCACCGCATTGGATATGCACAAATTGCTACGAAAACAGGAGAAAGACGATCCTCAACCAAGTGCGATCGAAAAACAGTTCTTTTTGGCATATTCTGTGTCCAGTGTGCAAATCTCAAATTGATACTCATTACAAGTCTCCTTATGCGCCTCAATATGCAGAAGAAACAAAAACAGAATAATAAAAAAAGTCCAACAAAACGCTCCAGTGGAACGCCGGAAGCGGTGTCAATTACGGCGTCCACTGAGCTTGGCGTTGGGCTGCTATGCAAGCACATAGGTTTTACCGAAATTACTACTGGTGCATTTGCTTACCTCTCCATATTCGTCAGTGATGATGTAGTCTCCCGGAAAGACAAAGCAAGCTCCGCCATCGTTGTCAATAATCATTCCGGTGGCCCCGTTTTTCACGGGGGTATAATCATCCCATTTCGAGTCAACCGCAAATACGGCAGGGTGATCGCCTGGATTAAACCATTGAACGGCGTCAACAAATTCTGGCTTTTTCTTGTATTTTGGCATTTACTTTCTCCTCGGTTTGGCATCCCAACAAGCGCATACACTCGGAACGCCGGAACGTTCCGATTTTTTTATTCTATTTCAGTGGCGGCGTCCGGTGATGCTGGTCGTTAAGTTTCACTACAAAAAAGAGAAAAACACATGGACCAATCCCAACTAAATGAAGCCGCCACCACACTCAGCGAGAAAGGAGCCACAAAACCGTGTCCTCGCTGTGGAACAAATAATTTTAGCATTGTTGGTGAAACAGAAATATCGGTCAAGCAGGCACCTCCCAGGAGAGGGTTGCTTGGTGGCCTTGCCGCAATAGGGCATAACATCAAAATTACTATGCCAATTATAATTATTACCTGTGACAACTGCGGCTATGTTTCTCAGCATGCCAAGGCCTCTTTGGTTAAAGAAAAAGAAGAACTCGGTCTTGGGCTGCTTGGGAGAAACATGAGATGAACGAAGAAGCCAGATACAACACAGATTCAACGGATTCGGAATATCTTCTAAAAGCCCAAGAAATGAAACTTGAGGCCGGTATCCTTGGTAGTTTTTTGGGCTCCCCTCAGCGGGCGGCTTCGAGTATCGCATGGATAATGATATTCCTGCTTGTATGTTCCGGAATATTTGCCTCATTTGCCCCGTGTTCCATTCAACCTGTTGAGTATTGGAAAATGGTCGGCCCTTTTATTACTTTGGCTCTTGGCTATCTCTTCGGAAGCAACAAATAAACCAGGGCAATAATGAAATATACTCCGGCACGCCCACAACAACGGATATGCAAAAAACTCTAAAACATGACCTACATAACCAATTTCCTCACCGCACTTCTTGCAGCACCATTTCGGGTATTGTTCCATCGCAGGCACCTTTTAAAAAAACTTAACAAAACGCTTCAGTGGAACGCCGGAAGCGGTGTCTATTATTCTCATTCAGTGGCGGCGTCCACTGAGCTTGGCGTTGGCGAGAAACAATATGACCACATCTCAAGAAGAAAAGGATGAAGAAGAAGGATTCTCCAGGGGTTTATATGGAATCCCTTTCCAATATGAACTTGAGGCCATGACAGACATTGAACTTGCCGAAAAAGAACTGAAAATAAGAAGCAAGGTCGCTGAAACCATAATCAAAAACGAATGGCGCAGACGGGATAAAATCGAACAGCACAAGCTCAACGAAGTAATCATAAATAAGCAGCACCAGTTGAATTTAGAAATAACAAAAATACAAAACAACACCGTGTGGAGATCGTCAATCCTTGCTGCGTTATGCACTATCGTAGGGGCAATGCTTGGTATTATATTTTCAAGCTCTAACCAGAATACCACCAATCCCGAACCAAGTTCCAAGCCAGCGGTACTGCAATCCCAATACATAGGCATAAAGGAATCAACTCAAGAAGAAGTCTCCAAAACGGAAGTGAAATCTCCCACTCCCCAGGTTCAAAGCGCGACCGAAGTATTACAGAATGACAAAAAGGAAAAGGTAGTTTCATCACAGTCACCCAAGAAGAATAAACAATAAAATCGCCAACAATTTCATTCACCAGATGGCGAGAACGTCTGCGGCGCTAACGCGGTAAGTTCACTGGCGCCACTGGTGATGAATGGCGTTGGGCCTCAAGATCTGGCCGGGACGTTATCACTCCCAAGGGCGGCCCTCTGGCCGGGCATATAGACCAGTGGCTATGGACTATTGGCTGGTCGTCATAGCCGTACATCTCGCCGTTGCTCCGGAGTAATTGACTCGCAGGGTACATTCCCACGCAAAATTTACACTTAAGGAGGGGTGGCATTCCGTATAAATCAACGCATTGCAGTCCCGGGTAAGGAGTTGGGCGGAAGGGCATTTAACCCTCCCGCCTTGTTTCTTTATCGAACCGACACAGCAATATAGTTTGTCGATCCTTTCCACAGGGGCACCGCTATCTTCTGGCTGTACTTGATGGTGATTAGCTTGGCAGTGTTGGCGGAGTCGAAGATCTGCTTAACCACAGCCGGGTCAGTTGCGGAAAAATCCCACACATTTGGAGTCATCACGCCCCCGGCGTCGGCGCTCATGCCTCCCAAATTCATCTGCCCTTCGTAGGTTTTCCACATCACGCCTTTCTTGCTGATCTTGGTCACAACGCCTGTTCTCTCGCCGTCGCTGTACTCGATGTTGATGCCGATGAATTTCGGCACAATCGTCGCCCCTAAAATCATCACAATGGCGGCAACAATCACCACCTCAATCAGAGTAAATCCTTTCTTGTTCATACTACCTCCAGGTTTATAAATTCGCCCAACCAGGGCATTAACGCAGACGGCTAGACCGTCTGCGTGGTTTCTGGTAATCAGTGGGCCGCTGGTTATTGGCGGCGTTATC